GTAAAACCAAATTTCAGATAATCAGAAGAAGTAAAACTCACAGACGGAGGAATAGCGAAGAGACCATCATCCCCCTCAACCAGCGCCCTAACCTCATATTCTGCTACACCCTTGGAACGCATCGCAAAAAGGAATAACATGAGATTAGTGAAACCATTTCCCAGTGAAGTACACATATCGCCAGACATACGGCGTCCACGAATAGTGAGGCGAATACCCGACCTAGTACGCATGCGATTAGGACCACACAGTGTATTACAGATCACAGTAGCATCAAAAGAATGGCGTAACATGTAATCATATAAGACACACTCGCATGAATTCATAAGTTCGGGAGTGAAATGAGATTCAAAGGCTTTGAAGTCAGTACTATAATAGGCGTAATTAAACACCTTCATAGCCATAACCCGCTCCTGCCTTTGCGTCGGTGTGAGATGCTTAACAAAATAGCTAGATTGATAAACAACCTGCTCGATGGACTTGAAAATTGGTCCGGAAAAGACTTTAAATGCATCACAACGAGAATTAATCATCCGCATGAACTTGAACTCGTCATATTGCTCAGTCTTCCCGAAAGTATCGATATGTGACCTTTGCTTTAACGTTGGAGCGCATCCACGCAATTTTTCAAAGGCTAAATCATACTGTTTCAAACGACTCTCTGGAAAATCGAGCGTAGCACGCCATTCCCAATAATCCATAACAGAAGTAAGAGGTACCAAATTCCAAGAACACCATTCAGTAACAAAATTTGCGAAATCACGATAAAAGCCATCCTCAGCTATAGGTAAGTCACGTAACAACCGTTTGACAAATCCACACTTAACCGAAAAGGGGTCATTCGTGTCGCAACAAATAGGTACAAATCCAGGGACAGACCCCCAATTCAAGCGACGGAAAATTCTCCGTCGATTGAAATTCTTCTTAGGCAATGAGAAACGAATCTTATCACTATAATCAGAATTTGGGAGTTTCAGGGGTGTTTCTAACGCACGAATCCCGTAAACATATGGAGTTAAAGACACCCCAATCCTTGAAAATCCGAATTTTCAACTAAGTAGGCAGTAAGTTCAGAAGTAAACTTCAACACACCAACATGCCACTTGGCTGGAATAGGCAAACAAGCTTGCCTTCGCGCAACAACAATTGCAACATCACGCGCAGCCAATACAGACGTCTTTGGCAAATCGTTCAATATAGCAGTAACCAATGCAGGACAATAGACGTAAGTATCGTCAACACTAGAGCGAGTAACATAATACACAACTCCAAATGGAAGTAGAGTGTGCAGAGTGACACCCAATGACCAGTTAAATGCAACCCAAGGGTACGTAGACACAAACAAAAAACCGAAATGGGCAAATGCCAACAAATAAATGTAAAACAAAGCCAAAATCAGCAAAATGATGGGAGCATTACCCAATATTTTAATAAGCCAAACAGCGAACCTAAACGCATTAGACAAATGAACGGAAACGTATTTAGCATTGGCATCACAAATTTCAACACCTTGATTGTTAACAACACGGTCATCGTAAACATAAGGTCTAATAAGAATCTCACAATTGACCATACTGAAAACAAACGAAAAAACAAAGGGAATTTTAAAAAAATAGCACAATGCTCTTTCAAGATGTTCTTTTGTGAAAACATAACCGTCAAGAACAACATCACGATTTTCAGGATCACTAATCGGTTTACTAGGAAGTTCACCGAAATGACCACACATTGAAGCATGATCATCAGAGTGACTAGACGTGTCAACCGGCGGACGACAACCGACAGGTGGCAAATTATCAATGATATCAACCGGAGTAACCGTAGGAGGCGATAACACCGGACCGTAATAACGCACAGGACCGATGAAATCGGCTTCGTCATCACAAGCAGACAATGAATCACAAGAGCCAACTGATGAAGCAGAAGAACTAGTGTTAATAGAACCACTGCAAACAACCTTTGACAAATGAAAATCAAAGTCTACTTGTGAGAACTTACATGCAGCAGAAAGAGTCGACACGGCGATATCAGGATGGAATCCTACCAACATACCCTTCAGCTTCATAGGAGCAGTCAAAGGACAAAGACAAGCACAACACCTGAAGCCTGAGGTATGAGGTACACCACGGACAGCATGGCCAGCCAAGTCACAGTGGTGGGTACAAAAAATTGTAGGCTCAGCGGATGAAGAAGATGAATAATGGACAGGAGTTCCCCCCCCGCGCCCATCTTTTGGAGGCTGATGAGCAGCTCCAGCAGACTTCTTGGGCCTACGTTTACCCTTCCAGACACCAACAGGAAATGGTTTTATCCCTTGCTTTGATAAGCGTTTTAAAGTGAGTATTCTCCGCAATTGAGGGCGAGTATACACTTTATACACCTTAGCATGCGGAAATGAGGCGGTCGGTGTGTTAAAAACAACAGTACCAGCCGGAGCATCGTCAAATTCAGGTCGCTCCAGCTCAAGATTATCTTCGATCCCAACTTCATCTTCGTAGGCTTCAGCAAAGGCCTCATCTATGGGCTCATATCGCTCATATGCGTCATAGTCCAATTCCTCCTTCGCATCAATTCGAGCAGCATCCTCCTCCTCTCGGGCTAGACGAGCCTCGTCCTGAAGTTCTTCCTCGTCCGCCCAAGAGGTAATTCCCTCACGAAACATGTCATCCAAATTCTGCTTTGCTCTTTGAAAGTCCCTACGGGCCTCTTCCAACTCAGTATACGCAGCAAGTTCACCAGGAACAGTTGACATAGACCAAAGTTCTGGATCAGTAGCATCACGATTCACAGAGTTAGCAAGCTTCGCAAAAGCAACCTCAGCACGAGCCAAACGCTGGCCGGCAAAATAAGTCTCATCGAAAATTGAATTATCCATGATCATGAAGGAAAACAACGACTCGACACAAGGGCAGTGCGGTATGCCGATCCATGTACAAAGAAACTCCCAACAAAGGGTGCC